TTCCTATTTGCCCAAGCCCATATACTTTCCACCAGTTGCTCCAATACTCTGAATCCTTTGCTTTGTCTTTTGCACTCTCTATATCCTTTACAATCGTTTCTGGGAGAGCTTCGTTGTCTTTGTATGTTAATGTAATAAAGTCTGCATCATCGTTGCCTACAACTTCTTTATGTGCCCAAAAATTAGCAGTTGGGTTAAAGTCAATCCATATATCTCCAGATGTTCTTATACTTAATTGTGTGTATGCTTCAAAAGGTACATTGTTTGCTTCATTCACATACAATACACTTCTTCTAGCACCACGCAACTTGTCTGGTTGTTCAACACTAAAGAACTCTATGTAACTACCATTTGTAAATGTGTACTTTAAAGATGACCTATTCCATTGATTATCTCTAAACCTATTGGTTGCTACCATAATCTTTAGAAAGTCTTTCATAGCACCTCTACGAAGATGTGGTATAGATTCAGATACTACACTTGTTTCAAGCATAGGTGTTCTTATACATCTATCAATAAGAATAGGAAGTATGCCAAATGTTTTACCAGCTGATGTACCTCCTTGAATTACTTTCTTTCTTTTCTGTAACTTGTACAGTTTCTTTATTGCAGTTGTAACTTGAAACACTAATCTAAATCAAATAAAGGTTGTTCTGATGTAATTGATATATCTTTTGTTTCTTTTGGTTTACCAGCATAATAGTTATAAAACATTTGAACGTATTTGAAGTTCCCTTCTTCAACTCCTTTCTCAAGTGCTTTAAATGCTTTTGGCTCTAATGGTGTAAGTCTTTCAATCATCTTAACTTCTTCAGACTTGCTTTTACGACCAGCGTTTTTATTACCTCCGTTATTTTTTCTTCCATCCATAAATTAAACTATATTTTTTTTTATTTATTAAACTTATAATATTATACACATCCTCATCACTTAAATTAAACCAATCTCCTTTAACTCTTTTTTCACTTAAAAAATTATGTATATAATTCTCTACATCATAACACTCGTTGATTTTATCAATAAACAATAAATCAAATTTAATTTTATGAACACTATAATGTGATAACCTTTTATTAGGATTTTTCTGTTGCGTTACACCTATTTTTATTGTATTTGCTTCAGTATCTTTTATAATATATATCCAACCATTATTGTTACTTAATTCAAAAATATCGCTATCTAATTGGGTCTTTATTTTTTCGTCTTTAATTAGTTCCAACATAAAGTTGTCAACGTGCTTTTTAATCGCACTTGATAAACCACTTCCCTTTTTTCTACCAGCTCCAATACGAGAGCCACCTCTTTTTCTTTTATTTTCCATATTTAAATATAATCAAATAAAATCATTAATGATATAATTATATAATAAAAAAAACCTAACATTTTACTGCTAGGCTTTAAATTTATATTTGTAATCCAATTACTGTTAGTATAATTGATAATGCTATCAAGGATGCTACTAAAAAAAATGTTATCACTCCAAGTAGTGTTGTTGATTTATTCTTCATATCTATTTGTTTTTATAATAATTATCTAAGTGTAATTTATTTTGAATTGAATAATCTAGCATTTGACATTCATAAAATTGCTTACTATATTTATTTATAAAATTACTTTTAATTTTTTTAAAATATTTATTTAGTGGTGTATCTTCAATTTCCCCTTTTTCCCATAATAAAAATAAAGATGTAGCAAACTCCTCTTTATTTCTTGAAGTAAACCATAAATCATACTCAACCCCACTATAAGCCTCGCTTTCTCTATGACAAGATTTACATAATAAATGTAAATTATTTAAATCATCTGTACCACCTTCACAAACTGCTAATATATGAGCTCTATCTACAATAATATTTTTTTTATTAAAAAAAGGTGTTACACCACATTTAAAACAAGTATTGTTGTTTGTAATATTATTCAGCTTATTTTCCCAATGCTTAAAAATTTTTTCTCTTGATGGCATTTTTCTTTTTCTTCCCATATCTTATTTGTTTTATAAATAGTCATCACATTGTACAATTGTGTAATTGTCTGATGTGTACCATTGTTTTACTTTTGCTTCTTCTAATGTATAACAACCATCAATATCTCTTTGGTTGATTAATCTATCTCTGTAACTACTTGAGTTCTCATAAGTTCTTTCATAACTATTTTCTCTACAATTACAAATTTCTTCTTCTGGATTACTACAACTTAAAAAAGTTATTAGTAACAATAATATTATTTTATTCTTCATTCTTATATTTGTCTTTTAGTGTTATAAAGTGATAATCTGTTTTACTTAGTTTTAAATTAAGTAAGTCTTGCTTCACTTCTTTTCTTTTATCTGATACTGGTAATTTATCAACCAGTTGTTGCAGCTTTTGTATTAGTTTCTTTCTGTACATATCTTCTTATTTAAATATTAACCATCCTACAAATATACCTACTAAAAAGCATACTAATGCTACTTTAAACATTACAAATCCAATTTTCATATATTGCTTATCTGTTATCATATCTTATATTAATTTATTGTTTAGTTCTTCTATCCATTGTCTTAATCTTCTTTTATTACAAGTGCAAGGTTCACTATATTTATGGTTAAAATACTTTGAATGTAGCTTACACATTATCTTAAAATCTTCATTTGACATCTTTGATGTTGTTCTTTGCTTAACACCATTCCAGATAATTTTATCTTCTACCATAGCTCAATATCATTTAATTGTTCTTGTCTTTCTTTACATTTACAATCTGGATATAGTTTCTTCCATAACCATTTGATACCAGTATAGTATGTTATTCTTTCAATAAGGTCTCCTAGTTTCATTCTTTTAAATTTTATGAAATTCTTTATGGCAACTATTACAAACAGTAATTAAATCACTTATCTCTTCATTGCCTATGTTATTGTAATTTAAGTGATGTATGTTTAAATTTTCTGTTTCACCACACTTACTACATTTGTAGTTTGAATATTTTAATGCTAAATTTTTTAGAATATACCATTCTTGAGATTTTAGATAATTATTGTAAACCATCTTATAATTTCTTGAAGTTAAAAAAACTTGTGTTTCTACATTATAAACTTCATTAAATTCACCTTGTATTTCTATATAATCTAAAGGTATATCACAAGTTATATAAAAAGTAAAAACAGAAAATCTATCTGTAATATTAACAATTTCATTATTAACATCATAATAAAACCTTAAACTTTCAATTAGATTTGTTATGTCTTGGTTTTTAAAATCAATATATATTTGAGCTTTATTTTCATATTCAGTATATGAAACGTCATTTATATTTATGTGTAAATTTTTATCAAATCTATTTATATATTTAACAATAGTATTTTTCATTTCATTCTTTTAGTTTTTCTTTTAATCTGTCTTTTACCTTTCTGTATGTATTATACAATGAATGATACGTAATATTGGTTTTCTTTGATAGTTCTGTAATACTATATTCATCTTGTATTAGATTGTAAACTTTTCTATCATACCAATGTAACTTTTCTAATTCTTTTTCAACAGAATCATTTGCATCATTAAAATCAATGTACTCTCCAGATTCTAAATCAAGCACCAAGTCTAACGATATCTTGTTTTGTTTCTTCTGCTTATTCTTCATTTGTAAAAAGGTAGAACGTAAAGTTAAGTAAATGTAGTAATAGTTTACTTCATCTCCGTAAGCTATGTTTAAACCCTTTTTAAGCATCCTACCGATAACAAGGTACATATGAGAAACAATGTCCTCAGCTTCTTCTCTGTTGCATCCAAACTTTAATGTGGTGTTTATCCACTTATTATGAGATTCAAATATCTTCTCTAACATAGTAATGTGTTTGCAACAAAGTAATAAAAATAATTGTAATTTTATTATATGTTAATGTAATTTTATTAACACTTTTAAAAAGGGTATAGCTACCCTCAGTACATAGAAATATATTTTTATTTGATTATCTCTCAATGTTTAGGTATGAATACATACTTAAGATTTAATAGGTACTAAATAAACATATAATTATATAATAAAAAAAATATGACATTTTACAAAATTTATACAATTATTTTTACAACTAAGCACAAAGCACATTAAAACGTGCCTTGTACAACTGTTAGCAACAATTAAAGGCTATCAAAGTAGTCGTCTATCAACTCGTTTAAATCATCTTCATCTCTAATTTTATCATTTAGCCATTTAGTATAAGTCTTTAACAGTTCACGTTGTTGGCTAACATTGTGTAACAACAATTGCTTTGCATACTTTTCTGCAATGTCT